CTCAATAGTAGCATTTGCTAATACTGTGAGATCACCTGTCTCAGTTAATCCTGTGGTGATCAAGTTACCACCTGAGACGTTACCTGTTGCTGTCACGGTAGCAGTTGTTACGTCACCTGCTGTTGTTAAATTTCCACCTGAGACATTACCTGTTGCTGATACTAGACCCGCTGTTGTGATGTTACCACCGCTCACGTTACCTGTTGCTGATACAAGACCAGCCGTGTTCAAGTTACCACCTGAAACATTACCCGTTGCGTTGACCACTCCGCCCGTTAACAAGTTACCACCTGTCACGTTACCCGTAGCCGATACCGTGGTGGTCGCTGTCAGGCCACCTGCCAGGATCACATCATCAGGCAATCCCACTGTGATAGTGTCAGTTGCTGATACTGCTACCTCTATCTCATTGGCCGTTCCATTAAAAGTTACTGTATCTCCACCAGAAACAGTTTCTGACGTTACTCCATCGGTTATGGTAAAGGTAGTCGACGCTATCTCACCATCGACATAGGCCTTGGTCGCGGCATCTTGGTTCTGTATGGGATCGTTTAAATTGTTTATGTATGTTGATGACACATCAACGTTGCCCACGCCATTTGGATTCAGCACGATATGTGCGTTAGCGTTTAATGAAATTATTTGGTTGTTTGAAACTTGTAGATTTGCGACCGAAGCATTACCTGCTACTGTTAGGAGGTCCGTTGGACTAACGTTGCCAATGCCGACCCGGCCATTGGTGTAGTCAACTACCAGTGTGTTCGTGTTAAATGTTAAATTGGCGTCTCTCGCAAGATCATCTCGCAAGAGTCTACCAGAAATTCGCCCTTGGGCCATGGTATCTCCTCATCCTCCGTGTTTCACGGATAACCTTGTTCTATCGCAGGTTTACCTCGGTTTGTCCCCAACACCGTGTTGGTTATGCGTTTATTTATCTTAGAAATTAATCAGGAGTTTCGCCAATGCCCTGGATCACTGTGATGGTCTCTCCAGCTGGAGGTGCCTCATCAAATGTAACGTCATCAGATGATAATGTGTAGTGCGTGGTTGATTCTTGATGGACTCCGCCGATGAACACCAGTAGTTGTCCTGCTCCGGTCGGGGTCGTTGACAGTGTGAATGTCGTTGTTGAGTTGTCACCAGTGAAGGTGTCTATGGTCAGTGTCTTCTCACCGTCCAAGGCCACTTGCTTGAATGTTGAACCGTTGTAGTATTCAAGTTTGCCTATGTCCGTGTTAAAGCGGAATGATCCAAATGTTGGTGCTTCTGGTCGTTTGGCTGTGTTACCTGACGGTATGTCTATTGACTTTGCTGACGTGCTTATCGCAGGTTCTTTTAAAAATCTACCAGCCATCGTTTACCTTAGATAGAAGTGTATGATACAACGCAGTTGATAGCCGACGCTGTGTTTGCCGTGGCACTAACGAAATCACTGTTCTCAAACAGTAACTTCTCACTGCCCGCATATAATTGATATGTGTCGTTGGCCGCGATCTCCAATGAGTCAGCCACCAAGTTAACATTACCAACTGAATCACCACTTGGAACTATGTTGATGTCCAAGGCCACTGCTGAACCAGTGTAGTTCGTGAACGTCATGTATGTAACTGCTGTGTTACCACTTGAAGTGTAAACAGTCGTTGCTGTGTTTCCTACCTGTGTTGTTGAAATTGACATTTCTTACTTCCTAAAATATAATGCCGAATACCACGGCCTTTGATTTACTTACTAATTCATCCGCTGATGTCGTTCCTGACACAGCATATAGTCCCGTTCCACCTGAACCTGCCGCCTTGGCATACACTGTGGTGTATCCTGACTGTCCTGTTGGATCACTTGCTTCATTTTGTAGTCTCACTGCTGAACCATCAACATGTAAGATACCTGTGCCATCTGCGGCGATAACAATGTTTCCATTACTTGCTGACACGATGCTTTGTCCATTGACATCTAAGTCACCTCCCAGTTGTGGTGTTAGATCTTCTACGACATTACCTATACCAACACCGCCACCTACTGATGTGGCAATGGCAACCAATGAGCCGTCTCCCTGGTCAATTGACCACTTGTCCGTCGATTCGACGTAGACTAATCTGGCATTGGTTGATGATCCCCTATCAACTTCAAGTCCAGATAAGTTACCGGTTACGCCCGCACCCGATTCACCGTCATTGAGGACTATCAATCTGTCCTGGATGTTGGTGTCAGTTGAGTTGACCGTGGTCTGTGTGCCCGTGACCGTCAAGTTACCCGTTATGGTAACCGTGTGTGTGGTGATGCCCACGTTGCCGTCTATCGTTCCCGAGGCATCATAGGTCTGTATGTTGTAGTCACCTGATATTCTTTTTACTGTCGCCATGTGCTTGTCCTATTAACTCAACTTATTTATCACCTTCTTAAACTGCTCCATTGTTATCGTTTCAACATTTTTCCATTTATTCTCAAAGGTGACTGCTGTTGACTCAAGTCCCATCACACGGAAGAACAAGGTCTGTCTGAAGTCTCTCGATATCTGATTGATCTGATATATCCAGTTGCCCGCATAGGTGGCCTTGTCAGTGTTGGACTTGTAGAATTGTGTGCCACCATAGATGTTGTTGAGGAGGCCGTCGGGTGATCCCAGATCAAATCCCAGGAAGTATATGTGGCTGTGTCCATCCAAGGCCGCACGGCTTATGGCCACGGGTCCTGAGCTCATGCCATAGTATGGTCGCTCGATCTTCTTTGACTTTGAGTCTGGTAATGGTCTGCGTGTCCAGTGCTCCACACGCTCGGGTATGCCCTCTATCTGTATCTGGTCTGATATGGGCTTGTCCGTTGACACCAAGACCTGTGGCATGAATTCTCTGTATATGGCATTACACCCATAGATCTTCCCTCGGCCCATTAGCTCTTGCTGTGGGTCCACTGCTAGCCTGCTCCTGCCATTACCTAATACGAATGCTACTGTCATAAAAAATCCCTTCTAACATTAATTATCAGAAGGGATCCGCGCCGATAAGAATCTTAACTTAGATTGCTGTCAATCTTAATAAAGACTCTGATGAATCATCTAATGTTGCCCATGTCCATACATTTCCATCATAATCAACTGCCTTGTGTGCTGTGATCTTTTGGATTGCCTTGGCCTCACCTGCTGGTGTTAAACCAACTATAGACATCTCACCGTCATTGTGACCTGTGATCTTGTTAACTAAGATTGCTTCGCCAACTACTGTTCCGCCATCGTTTGACACACGGAATGTCTTAGAACCTTTCTGTGCTACGATGTAGCCTTCAAAGTCTGTTCCACCGATGTCTGCACGAACCGGAATCGTTGGTGCCGCATTTACGCCTGTTGGGCCTAAGAATAATTTATCTATTGGTCTACCCATTTTATATTTCTCCTATAAAGAAGTCCAATGCGGGTTCTATCCGCTACGCTGATATGGTTAAACAGCATAAGAAAGCACCCTATGTGCTAACAGTATTATTTATCGAAAATCAAGTCAAAAAAAGAGGACTCCGAAAAGTCCTCTTTAGTGTGTAACGTCTTAACGACAGTTCTATCTTAGCTGAATGATAAGTTAGAAACTGCGATCTCGCCAACGTAGTCACCAGCATTACCAAATGATGATGCTGTGTTTGTTAATTCTACGTAGCCGTATCTTGTTAAGAATGAAACTACTGGTTCAAATGTTCCTGGATCTAAAACAACACCTGAGCTCATTAATGGAACGTATGGGCAATAGAACGCCGCCGCATCTGATTCGCTTGAGCCTTTGTAACCAACCAATACTGCTGTTGTGTCTGAAGCATATGAGTCAACATAAACTTTCATAGCACCGTTTAATGTGCCAACGAATTTAGTGTTTGTTGGTGCTTCAAATGTGCCTTCAGTTGATCTTGCGAACGCTGAAGTTGTAGCAGATTGTAATACTGTTAATGCCGCTGGAGATACAACAGCCCAGTTACCTGCGCCACGACGTGTTCTTTGAGCGATCAAGTTAGCAGTTCTGTTAATTAAAACAGCAAGTGCCGCATGCTCGTCACCAACGAATGTCGCTGTGCCTGATACTGTAGCTTGGTTGTATGTGAACTCTGTAGCCGCTAATGAACGTAAAGATGCTAAGATCTCTTGATCGATTTCAGCAGTAATTTCTTGTGCTAAAGCCGCCATGATCTCTGCTTCTACGTCGATGCCGTGCATAGCTTGTGCATCTTGAGCCGCTTCAAATGTCCAACGTGCTTGTAATTTACGTGTTTTTGCTTCAACAGCCTGTTTCAAGATTTGAACAGAGATCTTACGACCACCTGAACCTTCTTTAGATGCTGTCACATCAGCGTTACCGGCAGTGCCGTCACCTGAATATGCAGTAGCGATCTTGAATGGTGATAATGCTTCGTCACCTGCAACAACGTCATTGGCTGTGCCAGTAGCGTTGTTTGTTTCAGCATAACGCACTCTTAATGTATGGATTTGACCAACTGGGCCAGTCATTGGTTGAACACCAACGATTTCGTTAGCGATAACTGTTGGCATAACACGTCTGATCACTGGAAGGATCACACGGTTTAATGTAGCAACGTTACCAGCTGTTGTCGTGCCAGCCGCTGATGTCTCCATCAAGTGCTTCTTGGTGTTTTCTAAAACAACACCCATTGCGTTTCTTTTATTGCCTTGGAGACCTTCTAATAATGCTTCTTTGGTTTCACCCCAACGGCTTGATAATAGTTCTTGTGACATATTTTTCTCCTAATGTCTTAAGATTACAGTCCAGCCAATTTGCGTAGAGAGATAATATTGCTATCATCTTCATTTACGTCAACTGGCACGGATTTATCCCCAGTAACTTCCTTAACGGATTCTGTAAGTGTCGCTTTTTTAGACTTCACTACATTTTCGTTAAGCACCGCTGGGAGATACTTGTTAAAAGCATTCTCTAATTTCTTAGTTTGAACGCCTTCTAATAAATTACGCATCACTTCAGCCTTCTCGTCATTTAAAGTTTCGAGAAGTTCATCTAACTTGGCATTACGCTCGTTAGTTTCATTGATGATACGAATATCCTTTTCTTTGGCTTCGACCAACGCTTTGGTTTCGTCGAGTGCCTTGGTTGATTCCTCTAATTGCTGGTTCTTTTCTTCGATCTGTTTCATCAACTTGCGGATCTCAGCGTTCTCATTTAAA